AGGCAGGCTAATGAAGCTGCTTTGGCTGCTTCTCTTGCCAGAACAACCGAAGTAGCGCCACAACCCACACCAGTAGAAGCGCCTCCTTCACCAATAGCAGCAACCACTCCTGGTATTGAACAGGTACGTCAGCAAGCTGCTGCTAGTGCTCAAGCCGCGAATGCTAACATAGCAGATGCTCAGAGTCTTTTTGCACAGACACAGGCACAATCCGCTGCTCAAGATCAACTTATTCAACAGCAAGCAGCAGCACAAGCAGCACAGATTGCTGAAGCACAGCAGCGTGCGGAAGTTGCTCGTGCAGCAGCAGCAGAACAACAACGTCTAGCTGATTTGGCAGCAGCCCAGCGTGAAGCTGATCGTGTTGCAGCGGAATCAGCACCCCCCGCTACTGTTACACCTCCTGCTCCTGTTGTGCCTCCTCCTCCTGCTCCTTCTGTAGCAACAACTCAAACAGCAGTAGCAGAACCAGTTTCCACTCTCGGAATCATTACACTTCCTGATGGAAGTAAACTTGACCTAGGAAGTATTCAAAGCCCATCAACAACCGCTTCAGGGCTTTTTACAGGTCCACAAACTGTTGTTCAGCCTGTTGCTCCTGTTGTGCCTCCTCCTGTAGCAGCGCCTCAAGCAACGCCTGCTCAAGCCCTAGACACGATTACACTTCCTGATGGAAGTAAACTAGATCTTGGTAATTTGTCTTTAAGTCCCTCAGTATCTCCTACAGGACTTTTTACAGGTCAACAAGCGGTTATTCAGCCTACTGCACCTATTGTTCCTACTGCACCTATTGTTCCTACTGCACCTATTGTTCCTGTAGTAACCCCTCCAGAAGTGCCACTAACTCTTGGTACAATTACTCTACCTGATGGTAATAGTATTGATCTTGGTAATGTGTCTCAAAGCCCCCCAGAAGCCACTACAGGGCTTTTTACAGGCCAGCAAACTGCTGTTCCTACTGCACCTATTGTTCCTACTGCACCTATTGTTCCTACTGCACCTATTGTTCCTACTGCACCTATTGTTCCTACTGCACCTATTGTTCCTACTGCACCTATTGTTCCTGTTGTAGCAGCGCCACAAGAAGCGCCTCCTATTCCTGTTGTGCCTATTCCTGCTGGGCTTTTTACAGATCAGCAAACTGCTGTTCCTGTCGCACCTGTCGTTTCTAATGCGCCTGTTGTAACAGCTCCTCAGGAAGTAGCGCCAACATCCCTTGGAATCATCAATCTTCCTGATGGAAGTAAACTTGATCTTGATGCTGTGTCTCAAAGCCTCTCAGAAGCCTCTACAGGACTTTTTACAGGCACCCCAGTGCCAACCCTTGTAGAGCCTCCTGTGGCTCCTGTAGAGCCTCCTGTGGCTCCTGTAGAGCCTCCTGTGGCTCCTGTAGAGCCTCTAGGCAACACTGACTACACTATGAGAGAAACCCCAGCATCAGCCCTAAGCATGCTTGGTGGTTTACCTGTATCAGTCCCTGCTGAAGTTGCAGCTTATCTTTCTAGCCAACCCCAGATTGTTTCACCTTTTGAAGGTATGCCTTCATTGGTAGGTGCTCAAGATATCTTTGGTGGTAGGTCTTATGTAACTCATAGTACAGCAGGCCCTGAAAAGCGCCGTGTTGGGCTTATGGAGATGAAGCAGCTTGCTCAGACTTCAGGATTTGATACTACAGTACGTCCTGAGTTCTTAGGTGAAACTTATCTCCCCTTTAGGCCAGAAGGTACCGATCCTAATGTTGTAAATGATACTAAGCTTTGGCACCAGTATTACACTGACAATAAAGACTATCGTAAGTATCTGTCTGCAGATGAACAGACAGAACTTGCTTGGCTTGATTATAGGACTGGGATTACTGACAAGAATCAATTTACCTCAGCAGTTAACCAAGTAAGAGAAAACTTTAATCTTCCTCAGAAAGTAGCTTTTGAAGACTTTGAAGCACACTTCTCGATTGGCACCAAGAGGAAGAAGTATTCAGATAATCCTTATCAGGATCTTCAAGAATACGGCCCTTCAATTGGTGGCTATTGGAACCCTGAGAATGACCCTAGTGAAACACAACAGGTGTTGTCTAACCCCTTTGTGCAAACAGCTATTTCAGTTATTGGTGCTCAGCTTGGTGGTCCTGTAGGAGCTGCTCTTGCTTCTACAGTAGGAAGTAAGGCTGCTGGTGCTGATTGGAATGATGCGCTTACTGCCGGTGCTGTTAGTGGCTTGGCTGCTTTGCCTTCAGCTCTACAAGGCATTGGTCAAATGGCCTCTCAAGCAGCCACTGGTGCAGGATCTTCAGTAGGTGCTGGATTGCTTGGTCTAAGCCCTGCAGTAACACAAGGCCTTATCAAAGGTGGCCTTACTGCACTTCAAGGTGGAGATCTTGGTGATTCTTTGATTTCTGCTGCTCTTGGGTATGCAGGAGCCCCAGGAAGCGCCCTTAGTGGTTCTTTGGCTGGAAAACTGGGTGTTGATTTTGGTGATTCTGTACTTGCAAAAGGACTTGAAAGTTTAAATGTTGCTGATGTAGCTAAGTTTGGTCTTAATGTTGCTCAAGATCCTCTTAAAGCTGCAGGAGAACTTCTTTCAAATGCTAAATTTGGAACTGTTGGTGAGTCTGGTCTTTTAACCGGACTTCCACAAGGTATTCAAGACGCTGTTAGGAAAGTTGAAATAGCTGATGTTTTGGCTAATCTTGGGGGGCCTAACCTTAGTTCTTTGTATAACATAGCTAGTGATATTAATCTACCTACGGTAAATTTGCCTAATATTAATCTACCTAATATTAATTTGCCCAATATTGATATTCCTAATATTAATCTTCCTGACATCAATCTACCACAAGGTGGGTTGTTATCTCTTGGTGTACCTGCGGTAGCCGAAGCCATCGAAAGAGCAGCAAAGAAAACATATACAGCAGCAGAACAAGCGGCTCAAGAAGTTACACAGCAAGCAGAAAGTGTAGTTCAACCTGTAGCTCAACAAGTTGAAAAAGTAGCAAGCAAAGGGTATGAATCTGTAGAACAAGCTATCCAAGATGCTGTGTCTGTAATTACACCAGCAAACCAAGTGTCTATGTTTAATCTTCCTCCTGTAAACTTGCCTAATGTTGATGTTGCTTTGCCTAACATTAACATGCCTAATGTTAATATGCCTAATGTTGATATCCCTAACGTTAATGTTCCTAATGTTAATCTTCCTAATGTAAATGTACCTAATATCAATATTAACATGCCAGCAATCACTCAAGGGCAAGCACAAAGAAGTATGTTTGAAAAGTTTAATCCTTATCTATTTGCTGGTATTAAGTTTGATCCAAGAATGCCTATAGTTCCAACACTACAGCCAAGGGGACAAGATCCTCTTTCAATTCTCCTTAGAGGTTAATTTATAGCATGAATTATGTAACTTTGGTAAACAATGTACTACGAAGGTTGAGAGAGGATACTGTTACTTCGGTAACTTCAAATTCGTATTCCCTTTTGATTGGGGACATTGTGAATGATGCTAAAAATATTGTTGAACACTCTTGGGATTGGAGTGCTCTTAGGGATTCTAAGACTGTTACAACCGTTGCAGGGACTAACGAATACACCCTAACTGGTGCTGGAGAAGACTTTAAGTTTTTTTACTTTCTTGACACTACCAACAAGAACAACATTGTTTATCAATCTAAAGAATGGATTGATGTTCAAAACAACGTAGACACACCCCTTCAGGGTATACCAAATTACTTTAGCTACACCACTACAGACTCTAATGGTGACATGAAGGTTATTCTTTATCCTACACCTGATAATATTTATACCCTAAGCTTCAAAGGTGTCTTTAGGCAACCCATATTGTCTGAGAATACAGATGTTATTAAAATTCCTTGGATTCCTGTAATGCACACGGCTGTTGCTCTTGCTGTCAGGGAACGTGGAGAAACTGGTGGCACAAACGCAGCGGAATACTTTTCTCTTGCTGATAAATATCTTTCCGATGCAATTGCTCTTGATGCTGAAAAGCATCCTGAAGAAATGATCTACAGGACTGTCTAATGTCTCAAGAACTACAAACAGTAAATATTGTAGCCCCTGGCTTTATGGGGCTTAATACTGAAGATTCTGTTCTTTCGCTAGATTCTGCTTTTGCTACTATTGCTGACAACTGTGTAATTGATAAATACGGACGCCTTGCAGCTCGCAAAGGATATGAGCTTCTTACCACCAACGCTACTCAACTTGGTTCAAGCTACATCCAAAGTATCCATCAGTTTAGGGATTCTTCAGGCAATCAGGTTATCTTTTCAACAGGTAATAATAAGATTCTGAGTGGCACAACTACCCTTACTAACGCCACTCCTGCTTCTTATACGATTACTGCAAATAACTGGAAGATAGTTAACTTTAATAACCACGCTTACTTCTTCCAAAGGGGATATGAGCCCCTTGTGTACAGTAACACGCTAGGGGCTGTTACTAAAATCTCTCTACACCCATCTTACTCAGGCACAGCCCCTCAAGGACATGAAGTTCTGGCAGCTTATGGACGCCTTTGGGTAGCAGACACAGCTTCTAATAAATCTACTGTTTATTGGTCTGATCTTTTGGTTGGTGCTGCTTGGTCTGGCGGCACCTCAGGTTCTATTGACCTAACCCAAGTGTGGCCTGATGGTTATGATGAAATTGTAGCTCTAGCAGCACACAACAACCTTCTAATCATCTTTGGCAAGCATAGCATCCTTGTGTACCAAGGGGCTGATGCTCCTGCCACTATGCAGCTTATTGATACTGTGTCTGGTGTTGGGTGTATTTCTAGGGACACAGTTCAGTACATTGGTACTGATGTGTTGTTTATGAGCCCTTCTGGACTTAGGGCCTTTGGAAGAACCATTCAGGAAAAATCACTTCCAATGAATGACCTTTCAAAGAATATTAAGACTGACATTATTTCTATTGTTCAAAGAGAAACAGGTGTCATCAGGTCTTTGTATAGCGCAGAAAATGCTTTTTATCTTGTTTACTTTCCCACAAGTACTTCAGTTTTTTGCTTTGATGTTAAAGGCACTTTGGAAAACGGGGCTTATCGAGTTACTCGGTGGCCTGTTGATACTTTTAAGACGTTTGAAAGACTGACTAGTGGTGATGTATATGTTGGTACTTCTTTAGGCATTGGAAAATATTCAGGGCACAAGGATAATCTCTCACCGATTGTTGTTAAATATTTTAGCCCTAACCTAACTTTTGGTGCTCCTTCTAAACTCAAGATTCTTAAAAAACTTAAACCAACTGTTGTTGGAACAGGAACAGCAGACGTTTCTTTTAAGTGGAGTTATGGTTTTGGTGGAGCTTTTAGTTCTTTCAGTTTTTCTCTTTCCGACTATGGTGCTAATGCTTTTTATGGTGTATCTGAATATGGGATAGATAATTATACTGCAGGTATTAACTATATTACACCAAACATTAATGCTAGTGGCAATGGAACAAGTATTGTGGTTAGTATGGAAGCAACAGTAGTGGATTACTTTTCTTTGCAGGAATTTAATATACTTACCATGCTTGGTAAAACGGTTTAATAGAGGATTATATAACTATGTCTTTGTTGTCTAATATTTTTGGTTTTATTGGCGACAATGCCGGAGGTCTTGCACAAGGTGCTGGTCTTCTTGGTGGTGGTCTTTTAAGTAAAGAAGCTTATGATGATCTTGGTCAAGCAGGTCAGATGGCTTATGAGCGATCAAAACCTCTAGCCCAACAACTTCTTCAGCAAACCCAGTTTAGACCCTTTACAGTCACCACAGGTCTTGGGAGTCTACAGGCGACCCCTGAAGGTGGCTATACGTCCACCCTAAGCCCCCAGCAGCAAGCTTTACAAGAGCAGCTAATGGGCGGTGCTCAGGGGTTTTATGGGCAAGCTACTACACCAATGGCTCAAAGGCAACAACAGGTTTATGACGCCCTTCGTGCCGTTCAGATGCCTGAGGAAGAAAGGGCACGCCTTGATCTTGAACAACGCTTGGCTGCTCAAGGACGCCTTGGGCTTCAGACGGCACAGTATGGTGGCTCCCCTGAATCTTTTGCTCTTGCCAAGGCACAAGCTGAGGCACGTAACCAAGCTTCTGTAACCGCTATTGAGCAAGCTATGCGTGAGCAAATGCAGCAAGCCGAACTTGGTAAGCTATATCAATCTATGGGATATGCTCCTCTTGATGCCCAATTGTCTGCTTATGCACAAGGACTTGGTGGTGCCGGTCTTGCCCAAGCAGCGCAGCAAGCAGGAACAGGTTTGTTTGGTGAGGCTGAGATGTCTGGATTGAGTGCCTTGCTGGCTAGCCGTGTTGCACAGGCTAACCTTGCTGGTCAGCTTGGTACTGCTTTGCTTGGTGGTACTGCTGGTGGGATGTTTGCCCAAGGTCAGCAGGGAACCAGCGGTGGTAATTCGTTTACGGACATGCTAGGTAATGTTCTTGGTATTTTCCGTGGTAATAATAATAATAACACTAGCGGAACAACCGCAGGTACTAACCAATCACAGTTTAATCTAGATCAACTTAGAAATTATTTTGGGATTTAAATAATCATGGCAAGAATTAGTGATGCAGTTCTTCAAGGCTTGATGAACCCTCAGTTTGGCTTTACGGGTCTTGCTGAGCCTATTGGAATGCTTATGGGTGGTGCCCAGGCACAACGACAAGCACAACAGAGGCAAATGGATGCTATTCAAACTGCTCTAGGTGCTCAGGACATAGGGGGGCTTCAAGGGGCCTTGAGTGGCCTGAAGCCTGATCAAGTACAAAGTGTCTTGGCTTCTTTTAGTGCTGGTCAGCAAGCTAGGGCAGAGCAAGCTAAACTAGCAGAACAAGAAACCGCTAGACAAGAAGAAATCAGAATGAGAAGTTCTGCTATTCAACAGGCACTTCAAAGAGGTGATCCTCAGACAGCTGCTATGCTGAGAGATGCTCCAATCTCAGTAGTGTCTGATTATGTCAAAACACAAATTACTGATAAACCTGAAGATGAGCTTCTTGTTGTTGGTAATTATCTTTATGACACAACAAAGGGCGCTTGGATTCCAAAACCAGTTGAACCTGCTGAACAAGGTGAATGGAAAAAACTTTCAGACGGTGTTTTATACAACACGATTACTGGGGAAACAAAACAGATAGCCGGAACTTCTCAGGCTTCTACAGAAAAGCTTGTTGGTGAGCTTGCAAGCACAGATAACGTCATAAGCACGCTTGAAAGAGCACAGCAAGTTTCTGAAACCACAAACCAAATTACTTATGATCTTGCAAAGTTTTTCCCTTTGACTGGGGCTAGGGATTTGGCAGGTTTTGTTGATACAATTCAAGCTAACTTGGCTTTTGATCGTCTTGATCAAATGAGAAAAGATTCAAAGACAGGTGGTGCTCTTGGAAGTATTGCTGTAGCTGAACTTAATCTTCTTCAGAGAAGCCTACAAGCCCTTGATCCCGGATCATCTTCTTTTAATGAAAATCTTTCTAATGTTCTTAAGCATTATAAATCTTTTAGATCTACTCTTTTGGGACAAAATCCTGATCCTTCTAAATATGTTATTTCAGAAAATAAGGTTTATATTAAAGGCCCTGAGGAAAATCAGTGGGTTCTTATTGGGGAATCAAAATAAATGGCTCAACAAGCAGTAACAGATCCTAAAGAAATAGAGCGTCTTAATGCTCTATTCAGGACACAAACTCAACAAACGCCTGTTTCTTCTTCAGTAACAGACCCTGCGCTAATTGCTGCTCTTAATGAAAGATATGCTTTGCAAAACGCAAAGGAAGGAACTCCAGCATCTTCTGTAGAAGTTAAAGAACCTTCTGCTCCTAAAGAAGAAAATGTTATTTCTAAGTTCTATTCTAATCTTGAAGTGCCTTTTGCTCTTGCTTCTTCAGCAGGAGCAGGTGTTGCGGGTGGACTAGCTGGCCTGTCTGGTCTAATGCTAAGTGGAGATGTGGATACTGCTATTAGACAACTAGAAGCAACTCAAGGCGCTTTAACTTACACGCCTAGAACACAAAGAGCGCAAGATGTTCTATCCACTATTGGTGAAACTCTTGCTCCTGTAGGGGAAGCTTTTGAAAGCGTGAGCAGAGGTCTTGGTGATGTGACTATGGACATTACAGGATCTCCTTTAGCAGCCACTATTGCTTATACAGCACCGACTGCTGCTGCTGAGCTGCTTGGCTTGAAAGGTATCAAAGCAAGCCGCAATCTTGGAATTTCTGATCCTGGAGTAGATCGGCAAATACGAGAAACATTGCAAGACCCTATTAACAAGTATAATTCTGAGTTTGCTTTTGTAAAAGTAGATCCAAAAAATCAAAAGATTGTTCCCGATCAAACAGCAATTGATCTTGCTTCTAATGGTTTTAATCGAGGTTCTGTTTCGGTTATCACAAAAACTGAACCAGAAAACAAACAGATTATGCTTAGAATGCTTGATGATTTTGAAGCATCTCAAGAAAATGATATTTATAAAGCAACTAGACCTGCTGCATCTGAAATTGGAAATGCAGTTACTGGAAGACTTAATCGCCTGAAGATGCGTAGAACTGATCTAGGTAAACAACTAGATTCTTTTGTTAAAGGCGATGCTGGAAAAGTTGAAATAGATGTAAAACCTGCTATTTCTTCTTTTTTGGGTGATCTCTTTAAGCAATACAATGCTAAAGTAAGAATTAACTCTAAAGGTGTTATTTCTCTTAAAGACGAAGGTGTTCTATCTGAATTTCCAAGTCTCAGGAAGATTGCTGAATCAACTATTAATCTGTATAACCAATCACACGTTAATGGTGTTACTTCAATTAAACGAGCACACGACTACAAAAAGCTTATTGATGAACTTGAAGACGTTACTAAAGCAGAGCAAGCAGGGCTTTCTGGAACAATGCATAGAAAGCTTCTGGATTTGCGATCTAACATCAATAACACCATCAGGGAATCCTCTCCTGAATACGCTTCTATCAATGACAATCTTTCAAGCACAATCAAAGCAATGCGTCCTTGGGAGAAGTATCTACAACCAGGACAAACTTGGGATAAGGATCTAACAAAAAATGTTATTGAAAGCGCACTGAACAGTCTTGGAAAGGATTCAAAAACTTCTCAAGAAGTAACAAATGCTGTTGTGTCTTTGGATAAGGCGATGAAGGACATGGGGTATGATCTAAAAGATAACCCAGTTGTTCTTTTGGAATTCAAAAGGATCCTTGAGGACAACTTTAGTCTTGATCCTGAAACTATTTCCAAGAGTATTGGAAAAGCTGATAATCAAATCTTGAGTAGGTTAACAGACACTGGTATTTCTCTTAGCATGGGAAATAAATTTGCTGTTGCTCACGACGTTGCTAGTTTGGTTTCTCTTGGGATGAAAAAATCAGAGGCTGAAAACTTTCTTAAATCAAAACAGAAAGCAAGAGAACTCCTTAGAAAAGCTCTATCGGAACAATAAGGACACAAAATGATCAAAAAAGACAGTCTCAAATGTAACCAACCCAAGCGCACCCCAGGCCACCCTAAGAAGTCTCATGTGGTTAAAGCGTGTGAAGGTGGAAAAGAAAAGATTATCAGGTTTGGTGAGCAGGGTGCCAAGACCGCAGGGAAGCCCAAGAAGGGTGAATCTGAAGAAATGAAAAGAAAGAGAAAGAGCTTCAAAGCTCGACACGGTAAAAACATAGCAAAGGGTAAATCCTCTGCTGCTTACTGGGCAGATAAAGTAAAATGGTAAAACTGTGTAAAGGATGCCCTACGCCCGCTAAGTGCAAGAAGGCCGGTAAGTGCCTTAAAAAAGAATCTAGAGAGAAGCATAAGGGTAAAGATAAATACTAAAGAAAAAATAAGATAAATACTAAAGAAAAAATAAGGGGGCTCTAGGCCCCCTTTTAGCTTCAGAGCGGGTCTTTTATTGAGTCTACAAACTCACAAACATTACCCACACAAGCCAGTGTTTGTGCCCCTTCAGTGTTATCT